GAAAAATAATCATTTGAGGCCCAGCAATACCCGTTCTTATTACTGAGAGCAGTTATTTCACCATAGAGAAGCTTAGCCCCATCAGACAGCTTTTCGTTATAACGAACATCTGATGAGATGATTGCGTAGTAACCTGGTTTCTCATTCATGATCGTCACCGCCTTCATGGAAGCATTGATCAGCAATTTTTTGGCGAACATCCATTAAGTCTGCTTCGAATTTGATCATGTCGAGTGATGTTTGACCCAAGATATCCATATACCTAGCAAAGTTATCTTTCAGGAACAAGCGGTTTTGAATCTTCTCACCATCGGTCATGTGAGGATCATCATCCCTGAATAGATCGCACTTGGTTTCTGCCCATCCCCTCAAATAATCCAAAAGGTACTGATTAGTTCTTACTTTGTATGCAAGTGATTCAAGACGATCAAGTTGCTTGCCAATTTCTCTGGCCATTGTTTTACCTCATTTCTTTCTGTGGTATAATGAGGTCACTCATTTGATACCACGTTTCTTTGGCCGTTAAGCGTTGCCCCGCTTAGCGGCTTTTTGTTTTGTCAATTATTTCGTTGATTAAACTGATGGCAGTTTGCAAGCCGTCTTCTCGTCCCATGGCATAAGCTCGTGTCTGATCTGTTCCTTGACGATAATTATGACCAGCCAAACGTGAGCTCTCAGCCTGGGTAGACAAGTAGGAGATAAGTGGACCTAGCTGAGCTATAGCTGCTTCATTCAATCCAATACCTCCAATTTCCGCTGTGGCCTAAGCAGTGACCAATGATCACGCCGAAGGCACCACCAATTAGTAAATATTCAATCATTATTTGCCCTTCTCTCTAAGTGACCTTGAAATCTCTGGGAACCATTTGTCGATGAATGTTCTCCACGGGCCGGCGTGAAACATATATCCCTTTTGGCCAGGCGGTGGATAATGAACGATTCTGTCCTCTAACACTTTTCGAAAGCGAGGCACATCGAGGATGTTATTAACGACCCATGTGTTGTTATGTCCTTTGATTAGACTAGCGGCCGTTGTTAGGTCCCAATATTCCATTCCTTCAAGCTTGCGTTTTAACTCTTGGTTCTCCTTGATCATCTTTGCTAGTTCTTCTTCATCGACCGCTAAATACTTTTTGCTTGAAATCTGATCATCTTCAACAACCTGCAACAACGGCATGGCATTTCCTCCTTTCCTGTGATCGCCTCCTGACGGATAATGAAACTTAAAGGAGGTGAATAATATGGAACTTGATAAAGTACAACAGCTTCAATACGCGGTTGCTTGTTTTAAAGAGTTTTCTCACGCTAAGTCACAGCTTTCACTGATTTGGAAAACTGATCACGGTTTTGCAACCTTTGACTCGTACCAGGTTGGAAACCGCAACAGTCCAATCCTTACACGTAAGCCTGTGTTTGAAGCGTTTTCGGAATCGGTATCGGACCCTAGTAATAGTATTGATATGTTTGCTGTTACGCGCCATTTACTGTATAACGAGTTCAATTTCAGTCTCGTCAGCAACCTATTCCTTCTTGAGGACCCCAGTATTCTTTTGAACCAGCTTCTCGATACTATTGATGACAGTCAGCTTTCAGGTAAAAAAGGAACAGATAGTACAAAAGTTTGGAATGTCAGTTTCCTAGAAAGCAACGTGACTCTTCCATTCTTGGACTTTTCCTTCTTAGGCGATGTTGAACCAGCTAGCTTAGTTTTAAAAAGTTCGACTGATACCGAATAAGGTTGTATGCATATTGAAGGCTTGCGTATGCTTGGTCATACGTAAAGTCTTCTTTTTTCATAACTTCGACAATCTGGGCTCCAACTTTTTGGATATTTTCGCCTAACATTGCAGGCTTGTTTTCCCGTTTAAATTCCTTTAAATAGTATTCACGAGCGCTTTCGTTTTCTTTATCCATTTAGATAGCCTCCTTTTGTAGAAACTTGTTGATAAAATACTGCTGGCCTTTTCCGGTTACCTTGGTCGTCTTGGTGATTCGCACGCTGCCATCTGGGTTCTGGAATGTGCGTTCCTTGATATCGAACAGCTCCAAGTCCATCGCACGTTGCGTTGGCATGTTTCGCCGGTCACCATTGCCAATCAGATAGCCGTGATCTCGCAGCCAACCGAACAGCCTATTCTGGCCAATATCCACACCGTTCTGGCGTATGAGCTTGGCTAAGTCACCGATGAGAATGCTCGTGTGACTTGTGGCTACCGCGTCTGCAAACAATGCTTTAGGCTTCATTGTTTCGTTATCAGCCGTAAGTACCGCTGTTTTGGCTTGTTCGTCCTTTAGCTGCGTTGCCAGATTGATAATGAAGTCTGGATTATAGATGGCCTTCTCAATCGTTTCAGGCGTCATGTACGCACCGTGCTTGCGGATTGATGGGAGGACTTCATGCGTTACCCAACGGTTAAAACGTTTGGCCGCTGGTTTTCGACTAGCACCAATCAGTTTGTATAGCCCCGGTTCGCTGATGAAATTGGTCTCGCCTGATAAGCCCCCTAAGTTAAACTTAGTCACCTCATCGCCGTCTAATGATTTCAACGCTACCGTTGTGTTTGTTAGTTTCAGCGCATTCGTAACATCCGGTGCTGAAAACCAGATAATGCCGTTGGTGCTGACAGTCCGAATTTGGTTATCTTCGAACTGAAATAGTTGTAGTTCGTTCATACCGTCATCCCCTTTGTAAGCAAATCTTTTTTGCCAACTACAAATGTTTCGTAGTCCTTGGGCAAAAAAATAATCGAATCAAATGGTTGTCTAACTAGCTTTGCAAACTCAAAAGCTTTATCTGTTCGCAAAACTTTTCGATACTTCTCATAGTCAGCATAGGTTTTTGTGCTCATTCCCAGTGCTTCCGCTACTTCTTTCTGCGAAAAATGCAGATTGCTTCGTGCTCCTTCAAGCGTCAAAGCTGGTTCAATTTCTGTCATTTGCGTTCCTCCTTTCAACAACAATAAAGATACTACGAATGGTTAGTAGTTGCAATAACTTTTTGCAAATAAATTGTACTTAGGTATGTACTTTTCTACGTAATGGGTGTACATTATAGCCAGCATAAATAGGAAATGAGGAAACAAAATGAA